GCTGTGAGGTGGTCATGTATTGGATTGTAGTCACCCTCATAAGAGTGAACCGACCAAAGTTTATCTGTGACCACTTGCTTGGGCCTTATCATAGTGCCCGTCTGTTCTACAAAATGTCTGAGATAAGCTACACCTAAGTTCTCAACCATGGTTCTAAATTCATGCAGCTCCTCTGTTTCATAGTTCATGGACAGCTGTTCACCTTGGTGTATCTGTCCTACCAGATCACCACTCAAAGACTTTCTGAATGGGTCTTTTAGTTTGGCATCTAGGTAGTCGTTCAATGTTTGTATCACTTCTTGTGACATTTTGTGCTCCATCATTATGGCAGCTGGCAAATTGTATATGTCGTACTCTAAACTACTCAATGAACTTCCTCGCTTCTTTCATCAGTTCTGCTTTGAACTGTGCATCTAATCTTTCTATTTCTTCTATTAACTTACTAACGTACCATTGGTTCTTTTGTAGGTCCTCTATTTCTTTGTCTTTATATTTGAAACGGTGTAAGTATTTGATTGCCGTACCTTCTAGGTAGTATCTAAAATTGTCACCCAACTGTTGTTGTATGTAATCAATGCACTCTATATCGCCTTGGTAATGTGGTGGTTGATTAACCATGTCTGTTTTTGTTTTCATATTGTGAAAGGTGTGGGCAGCACCTGTTTGAATGTGAGATCAAAAAGGATGTAGGAACTGCCCACGGAAAACTATTTAGAATGGTAGCTTATCATCATCATCATTGCTAGACGCTAAGTCTGCTAATGATTCTGTTGGTTCTTCTGCTGGTGTATTCTCACCTTTTTCTACAGCTGCTCTGTATTCATAGCTACTTTCTACTTTTTTCTGTAGATAGGCTGGTATGTCTTCAAAGACATCACACATGGCTTTAGTGTCAGCATTGCTGTTGCCGTTAAACTCATCACAGTAAACGCTCATATCAAATGCGACCTGTGGATTTACAGTGGCTACCTTTTCCATACCGCTGCGTGGTTCAGATAGTCTAACAATCTTTGGATTGCCACCAGCAAATTCTGCTGTCTGTTGTGTAAGGCCCACTTCTATTTTAACTGTGCATCCTAAGAAATCAGTCAGCTCTAATTTATCCAGCTCTTCTTGTGTGAAACTTTTACCTCTCCAAGACTCTAAGTCTTTTCTTAGGTTTGCAGATTCAAACAAAGAAGCTGTGTATTCTTTACCTACACCGAATGGTCTACCGTCTGCCATTTTGACTTCATTGGTGTCTGGGTCTATAGATTCTGTGATCTCGAAATCGAGTCGGACCTGTAATCTTTTATTGGTTTCACCTTTGTAAGTGTTATCTTGTGTGCCTAGATCAACCATTCTGAAACAGGTAGCGTGATAGATACCCTTTTCTAATTTTTCAAAATCATTGTCACCTTGTTTTAATGTTAAGCTCATATTTGTCTCCTATATTGTTTGCTTATTTGAATTAATTTATGTAGTATCTTACACAATAATACAAATTAAGCAAATGTAAAAAAAGGATGATTGATGTCACTGAAACTAAACCGACCTAAAAAAAAGAATTTCGACCAACCCCTCTCAATAAATTATCAACACGAATTCAGCAACTTTTTAGCTGAACACGGGTTGGAACCAGAACCCAGCAAAGGCTTACTCATCGATGGCTCAATAGGTCGGGCGTACATCAATGTCGGTGGTAAGCGTAAGCTCACAGGGTGGTATCAGCTGTGGTTAGATCAATCTGTCCCTTACGGCAGATTGGGTGACTATCGAACCTCGGCTGATGTCCCTACCCATCATTGGAAACCAGAGAATAAGAAGAAGCAGACCATAACAAAAGAAGAGAGAGCTGAGATCGAAGCGCTCAGAAAAGAAGCTGAGATGAAAAAAACCAAGAAACATCTGGAGACAGCTAAGAAGGCCAAAGATTTATGGGACAAAGCTACACCGTGTGAGAAACATCCTTACTTAGAAAAAAAGAAAGTTTTACCCTATGGATTGAGGGTCAACCAACACGGCCAGTTAGTAATCCCACTATATGACAAAAGCATGGCGATTGTCGGACTGCAATACATAGATGAAGATGGCAAAAAACTATTTCTTACTGGTTCTAAAAAAAGCGGTAGCTTTTTTATCTTGGGACAAGAGATACTCAAAACCAGCACCATAATTAATTATGCCGAAGGCTATGCAACCGCAGCGAGTATTTACGCTGACTTCTCACAGCCAGTCATCGTGTCATTTGATGCTTACAATCTTACGCCTGTCGCAGAGACAATGTTCGAGTTTTTCCATGATCGAAAGCACGTATTCATAGCTGACAACGATGATAGTAAAACGGGTGAGAAGGAAGCGACCAAGGCCTGTCAGTACATAACCAAGAATAAAGGTAGGGCCGAGGTACTCATGCCGCAGACTCAGGGTGACTACAATGACCACAAGAACGACACAGAAGCTCTACAGGGAGAGTTCTTGCCCGCGCTGGATAAGTTGGACCTACCCGTTGAATATGAGTTCCAGCGCAACGCCAGTGGACGCTTTTTGAATACTAAGGACAACATCAATGGTGTGCTACAAACACACGGCGTAGACGTAAATTACAACGTGATTAAGAAACGAATGGAGATAGAGATACCTAACATGCAGTTCATCGCTGCTATGAAGGAAGAGGCCAGTCTAATCGAGATCGAAGATCGGTGTATTAATATGGGCATACCGCACACTAAGGTCAGAGATTACTTGAAGATATTGGCCAAGGAATACAACCCAGTTAAGGAATGGATAGACAGCATCCCTTGGGACGGCGAGAGCCGTATGCAAAAGTTTCTGGACAGTCTTACTACACACGACAGTGTGCAGCTCAAAGAGATGCTGATGAAGAAGTGGCTTATCAGTTGTGTGGCCGCTGCTTACGAAGTAAGAGGTGTCTCGACAGAGGGCATACTGGTCTTGCAAGGCGCACAAGGATTAGGTAAAACGCTGTGGTTCAAGCGACTTTGCGATTATGAGAAAGGTTGGCTATTGGAAGGAGCTACCCTCAACCCAAGCGATAAGGACAGCGTGAAGCGAGCTGTTAGCCACTGGATAGTGGAGTTGGGCGAGATTGAGAGCACTTTTAAGAAGTCAGACATAGATCAGCTGAAAGCTTTTGTCACGGCGAAGACGGACGAACTTAGACTGCCGTATGACAGAGCGTTTACTACTTACCAAAGACGCACGGCTTTTTACGCTAGTGTCAACGCTAGAGAGTTCTTGACGGACACGTCTGGCAACCGAAGGTTTTGGGTACTCGCTGTGAAAGATATAGATGTGAACCATAATGTGAACATGCAACAGCTGTGGGCCGAAGTGAAAGAAACGATGTATGTACAGGGCCAAATGAATTGGTTTCTGTCACCAGATGAGCGTGAGTTATTGAACGAATCGAATGAGATGTACCGTACACAATCCAGTGTAGAAGACTTACTGCTGGAGCATGTGGACTTCGACAGTGAGTTCACTAAGCCTGTACAGATGACTAAGCTACTGAGAGACATGGGCATCAAAGCACCGAGGATGCCAGACTTTAAAGAAGCTGCTAGGGTCTTACATGAACGCGGTGTAGAGAAGCGAAGGACCAATGGCAAGAACGTCTATGATATTAACTATACCGCTGTCGAAGAGTCAGGCGGTTTCAATGCGCGGTTTGGAGATGATTAGTGAGTGAATTACCTAACAAAAAGTACAACATTATTTATGCTGACCCGCCTTGGCAGTTTAAATATCAATCAAAGAAAAGAACAGACGGAACATCAGAAGATGCCAACATAAGGGACCCACAAAAAGAGTATAGCTGCATGAATATACAAGACATTTACGATATGCCAGTAGCAGATATTGCAGATAATAATTGTGTTCTTTTCTTATGGGTTACATATCCTTTATTAAAAGAAGGATTGCAAACAATAGAAGAGTGGGGATTTACTTATAAGACTTGTGGTTTCAGTTGGGTGAAGAAAAACAAAAAAGCAGACAGTTTCTTTTGGGGTTTGGGTTATTGGACTAGAGCAAATAATGAGATATGTTTGTTAGCTACTAAAGGAAAGCCAAAAAGAGTTTCAAAGTCAGTTCATCAGATTGTCTATGAACCTATAGACAAACATAGCAAGAAACCACAGATAGTCAGAGAAAAAATAGTAGAACTATGTGGAGACATACCACGAATTGAGTTGTTTGCTAGAAAACAAAATGATTTATTCAATAATGAAATGTTTGAAGGTTGGGATATTTGGGGTAATGAGGTTGAAGATAATTAAATGAAAAGATCAATAGTAGAAATTACAGAAATAGATGCAGATGTGTTCAGTAAATTCGATTACCAATTCGATGGCACAAGCGAGTTCGTGCCGCCAGTTATACATGACATACCCAAGGAATATAATCTTGGTGTGATCTATGGTTCAAGCGGTAGTGGTAAATCAACTTTGTTAGAAGGATTCGGAACCGAAGAGAAAATACAGTGGAACGATAATCAATCTGTGGTTTCACACTTTGATAATACTGATGATGCCATAGAGAGGCTTTCGGCTGTTGGTCTAAACTCTATACCTACATGGGGCAAACCAAGAAAAGTATTATCTACTGGTGAAGGGTTTAGAGCTGACATGGCTAGAAAGCTTAAAGATAACGCTGTTATAGATGAGTTTACAAGTGTAGTGAACAGAGAAACGGCCAAGAGTTGTTCTGTTGCTTTGTCTAAACACATAAAGAAAAGAGGTCTAAAGAATATAGTTTTAGCCACTTGCCATGATGACATATTGGAATGGCTAGACCCTGATTGGGTTTATAACACTGATACAAGAGAGATCAGTAGGGGGTCACTTCGGCAACCTGACATCCACTTGGAGATACTACCTTGCTCCTACAAGGCTTGGTCATTGTTCAGCCGCCATCACTATCTCTCAGAAGACATCAATAAAAGTTCAAGATGTTGGATATGTACATGGAATGGAATTGCAGTCGGATTTGTTTCAGCACTCCCCCAACCCAGTGGAACAATGAAGAACGCTTGGAGGGGCCATAGGACCGTTGTATTGCCAGATTTTCAAGGTATGGGTATTGGTGTAAGGATTAGCGAAGCTGTTGGTGAGGTGTTGTTGGAGAATGGTTGTCGTTACTTTAGTAAGACTATACATCCTAAGATGGGTGCTTACAGAGAAAACAGTAGCAAATGGAAACCAACATCTAAGAACAGAAAGATAAGAAGAGACTATGGAGAACATAGTAATTTTGCATGGGAAACTAGAAAGATAGCCAGCTTTAGCCATGAATATATAGGAGATCATGGAAACAATTAAGCACAAGGTAAAGGAATTTATGACTGTGTGGTTGTTCATAACAATGATGGGCGTAGGCCTAGTCACAGTCGCGGTCCTTATGCCATTACTC